TATCCGAGCTCGCGATATGCCCGAGCTCTTCGAGCACCCGCTCCTGATTCTCCGGCGTCGCAATCAGAGCTCGCGCCTGGCGCGTCGTGAGCTTACTCATCCTCGACCCTTAATTCGATCGTGGTGAATACAAACTCACAAGCCAGGCATTTGCGCCGCCGAAAAATATAAGTCTCCGACCCATCCTCGTTCCACCGCTCTCGCGTCTCGAGGACCTCCGTCTTATAAGCCAACTCACTTGTCTGACACTGATGGCAGATCAACTGTCCCCCCTCTTATCAAACCAATGTCCGCATCAATGGCCCGGTGAAGATCCTCTTCAGCCTTCGCACTACACAGAGCTCGATTCAAATAATCAAGTTCACCTTTGGTCGACGCCAGGCTGGCCTCAACACTGGCAAGCTTGTCGCGCAGCATCTCAATGTACTGCTGCACCTGCGGGTCCGCGCTGGCCACTAACTGCTCAATCGTCTGACTGCCCATAAGCCCCCCGGCGCAAAAGCTTCTCCACAAGAGCCACCTCTCGCTGCAGCTCCGCATAATCATCCACGCGACTCGCCGTAACCAGTAGCGGCCTTGCGGCTTGCGCGAGCTCGAGATACCTGGCGCACCAAAACTGGCAGCGCTCCTGCCAATACTCTTCAGTCATCTTCCTCTGCTCCTTCCTCTTCCCCCAATTGGGATCTTCAAACGGATCATATTCCGGCCCACTCGATTCGTCATGGGACTGCGGCTCAGTGGTTTTCCACTGGTCATAGTCCGGCGTCCAGCGCTCAATGTCCGACATTGCGTTGCCTCCTTTTTTCTTTCATGGAAAAACTTGAAAAATCTTGAGCGATCCCCCCGTACAACAGCGCGACACCCGGGGCCCCCCAAAGCCCCTCGCGGCCGGCCGCGCGCAGACCCCCACCGGGTAGGTCTGAACAATTCTCATTCGCACCTGACGGTCGTGCAATGGCCAATCGGTCGTTTGGCATTTGCAGATTTACTCCAGCCCCGCCCATTTGGCCACCTGGTCGAGCGTCATCGGCGGGTCCTTGCGCTCCTTGCGCCAGGCGATCGTCGTCTGCACCGCGGCCTCGAGCACCTGGCCAGGCTCGATGCCCCGCTCGGCCAGCCGGCCGGCACAAAGTAAGGACTGACCGACATCGCGGACCACGCCGGAGGCCCGCTCGACGCCCTGGCGGAAGGCTTGCGCAAGACTCTGAATCAGCGCATCGTCTCCCCTTTGAATCCCCGTCTTGTTTTGAGAGCCCTCTAGAGCTTCTATGTCGGCCTCGTCCTCTGCGATAAAGGGGCGGGCTGCAAGAAACTGCTCGCGGGTCGGCAAAGGCGTCTGAGGGCCCTCAAAGAGCACCTGATAGCGGTTCGTGTACCAGCCGTTTTTCCGCTTGAACCCAAAAGGGTATGCCTTGGGCTGCAGCTTGCGGACATAGCCGGCTTTCACCAGGCGCGTGACATGGGTCGAGACTGTTTTGCGGCTCCGGCCGATATGTCTGGCCAGGGTCATGCCTGATGGCCAGCAGATTCCCCACCCATTCGTGTGCAGGCAGATTGCGGCCAGCAGGCGAAAGCTCGTCGGGTGCAGCTCGTCATCCTGGACCGACCTGGCCGGCAGGATCGAGTATTTCCGGATCTTGGGCTTGTCAGAGGGAGATGTCATCGGTCATATCCTCGAAGGCGCCAGGCGCGTTTTGTTTCTCACCGGACTCAGCCAGGCGCTTTTCCGTCCGCTCCCTTTCCTGCTCGAATTGGGTTGTGACCTTCACGACACTCGCCCCGGGGAAGTTGCGCATCACCTCGATCACCTGCACCGGTATCCACTTCACAATATCCTCGAGGGCAAAGTACGCCTCGGCCGTATCCATCGGGATCGCTTCCCTGGTCTTGACCACCTTTATGACCCTGCCGCTCGGGTGCAGCTCTTGCCACTCCGTTTTATCGATGGGCTGGTGCCCTGCTTCCTCGATCCTCTGATTCGCCAGGCGCAGTCCTCGGATCATCGACTCGGCCCGTTGCTCGACCAGGTATCCGGTTTTAGCCTCCCTTGCAGTCGACTCGAGAAGGGTGAGCTGCTTCCTTAACTTTCCGGCCAGCTCATCACCTGCCAATCGAAAGCTTCTCCCGTATCCCCACCTCCGGTTGAACTCCTTCAATTCTTCGACACAAGTTGCCACAGATCCCAATTCCATCCACTTCCCAAAAACCGGGTCCGGACAGTCCGGACAATCTCCTAGAGAGGAGATTTGTCCGTCCGGTACTGGGGTTGCTTTGTCCGTCTTGTCCGTCCGCCTTGAAACCCGCGCCATTGCTTGCTCTCCTATGTCTGTCCGGTTTGTCCGGGCTGTCCTTATCCACAGGTTATCCACAGGCCACCGGACAAGCGTTTTTGTCCGGTCTCTGTGGATAACTTTTCAAACATCAATAACTTAGCGGTGCTTTTGTTGCACTGCACTGTGGATAACTTACTCATGTTTACCCTTCCATATCCACACCGAGTCGTCCCATTTCCCCACAATTCCCCTCTCTTGGAGTGCGACCGCGGCCCTCAAAAATGCCTTTCTCTTCGAGTCGTCCGACCCATCGCTGATTTGTTTCTTCATCGCGAAGGACCTCCAAAGGGATTCCGAAACCACAAAATAGCCCTTCGGAATATGCGCCCCGCCCACCTGCTGCCCCGACTCCTGCAGCGCTTCATGCAGAGCGTCGAGCGCCACCCGCTGCCCGGCCGTGAGCTTCTTCCTGGCGTTGACCTCGATCGCGTCCTCGCACTGCTCGAGCACCAGGCTCGTCTCCACCTCCAGGCCGAGCTCGCCGACCTCGAGCTCGATGCTCTTTGTCTTGAGCTGCATGGGCGCGAGTGGCTCTGCGTCTTTTTGTTTCTCCGTCGTAATTAACACCCTGTCCGTGTCGCGCTCCACCCTGACCGAGACATCCACCGCGCCGATGAGCGCCGTCGATCCTCTCGCCCCGCGGTTGCTGTCCTTGCCCGAGTGGTGGATCGGCATAACGGCGCAGCCGATGGTCTCTCTGACCAAGTCCATATTGCGGACCGCCTTGCCCATGTCCTGCGCCGCGTTCTCGTCGCCGCCGATCATGCACCTGGCCACAGTGTCAAAAACCACCATTGCCACCGGCAGCGCTGGATCGCGACAAACCTCGATCGTCTGAATCAGGTCGTAGATCTCCGCGTCGTCAAGCAGATTGACCGCCTTCGGAATCAGGTAGAACGGAGCCGCCTCGGGTAGGTCCTTGTGCTTGTGCCAAGCTGCGATCCGCTTTCGGAATCCGCCCACGCCCTCGCCCGCGACATAGAAAACCTGCCCCCTGGCCGACTCGCAGCCCTGCCAATCAATCCCGTGGGCGATCGAGAGCGCAACATCCAGCGCCGTGAAGGTTTTTCCCCCGCCTGGCTCACCGTAGATCATCGCCAGGCTCTGCTTCGGGATCAGATCCCTCACCAGCCATGTCACCGGTGGCAGTTTGGCTATCTCCGAGAGCGTGAGCACCGGCAGGCGCGGCGGATTGGCCGGCAGCTGCCAGTCCTTCGCCATTGGCGCCGTCTTTGCGAGCTCCACTAACTTTGCCCGGCTACCACCTGCTGCGATCCAGTCACTCAGGTCGCCCTTTTCCTGCAGCCCTGGCAGCTCGAGCACCTTGATCTCAGCTGCGACGCCTGCAAGCTGCTCGATGAGCACCTTCGCGTGAGCTCTGCCTGGCTCGTCATTGTCCGGCACGATGATGAGCTTGCGCCCCTCGAAATACTTGTTCAGCGCCGGGTCCCACTTCTTCGCCCCGCCCGAGTTGCAGCTGCCGATTAACCCAATCTCTTTGAGTCGCTCGACATCCTTTTCGCCCTCAGTGAGAAACACTGGGCGACTAGGATGCGCCAGGACCTCCGGCAAGTTGTACGGCAAGGGTGTAACGCCCTGGAGGTTCCAGTATGCGTGGCCATTCTCGTATCGCCGCTGCCGGAAGTCTTTCGGCTCGAAGCGGATCACCTCGTAGATGAGCTCGCCATGCTCGTCGATGTATGGATAGGTGGCTTTCACCTGGCGCTGCTGGATTGGCCAGGGTTCCTGTTTTGTGTGGCCGTTGGCCAGTGGCGCGAGTTCGATGTTGAGCTCGTCCTTCATCCACTTTTCAATCTTCGCGCCGCCGGTTTGTTGTCTTATCAGATCCGCGACGCCGCCCCCGTGGTCTGCCTCATGGTCGTACCAGGTGCCTTTCTCTAAGTCAATTGATTTCGAGCCATGCGTTCCGAAACGCAGCTCTTTGCCTGGCTTGCTGAGCTTGTCGTTAGGCTCGCCCCAAAGGTGCCTTGCCACTCGCTCGATATGTTGCACAAGGTCTGTCATAAATTCCGCGGTTAAAAAAGGGCCGAGGTATGAGCTCGGCCCTGGTTACAGCTTGTAGATTAAAACTCGTCCTCGACCACTGCAGCTGGTTGAGCTGCCGAAGCTGGAGCTGGCGCCTGGCTGGTCACTGCCCGCCCCTGGATGCCAAACTCTGCCGGCGGGTCGATCCACTTCTCGAGCGTGAAGTTAGGGACCTGCGTCATTCCCTTGCCCACACTCGTCGGCGTCGCGCCGGTAAATTTCAGCACCGGAAGCTTGCTAGGGTTGGCTGCTGCCTGCTCTGCGATTTGCCCCCAAATGGCCGTTAGACCGCGGTTCGATCCGGCCGAGTTAGTGGACCACTCGCGCTGCCCGAAGCTCTTCGAGTAGATCTGCAGGGAGAAACCGCGCTTATGGTCTTCGCTTGGCTGCTCACTCTTGACGCCTGGTTGCGCGTCCCATTTCCAGTCGGGCCCCATGCCGGCCACAATTTTTCCCCACCCTGTGCGCAGAGATTTGTGATCGACCACGAATTGCCCCACCTGTACCTGGCCACCATCGACCTGCCAGGTGCCGGTGCTTGCGTTGTAGCGAATGTATTGCCCGCCGTCTCCGCCGGTAAGTCCTAGATCAAAGCTCATTGTCTGATTCCTTTTTGCTAGTTGCTAGTTGAAAAAGCCCGTAATCCCGGTTCCACTTGAGAACCAGGTCCTCGGGCACTACATAAAGGCGCGGCTTTCTATCAGCTCTCACTACCAAGAGATCCGCCCCCTGCTGGTCGAGCGCGTCATACAACGGCCCGAATCCATCCTTGCGGCGCTTGCATTCGATCGTGTACCCACCGACCATAACATCGCCCTTGAACATTCCACCCGCGCCGCCCGACAAGGGCACGCGCTGCGACTCTACGCCCTGCGCCTTCCAGGTGTGCACCACCTCGAGCTCGAGCTCCGCACCGCGCTCGCGGTTGCGCTTACCGCCCGGCATTTAGCACCCGGTCGATTCGATCATCCTTGCCGCCCCTCTCATTGAGCGCCAGGCCGAGCAGCTCTTCAGCTAGTGAGCTCATCGAGCGGCGCTCTTTCGCGGCCTGGTTGTAGAGGCGCTCGCGCAGCCCTTCCGTAAGGTGCAGCTGCGTTGGTTTCGTTTGCATTGGTTCCATGTGTTGTATTTTCGCAACAGTTGCGCGATGGTTGTGTGATGGTGTTGCAATGGTACTCGGAGTGTGCTCTAATCTAGGTGAACGCTTGATAAACGAAAGGAGAACGAGATGAGAGGTGTAACGCCCTGGAGGTCAGTAAAAAACTTCTGTGCTTCTAACCCCAGGACTGAGCCCTATAAGGGCGAGCGCAATGACTGTGTGGTTCGCGCTATCTCGATTGCAGCAAACCTGCACTACGCCACGGCGCATGAGTATTGCTCCAAGGCTGGTCGCCCACGGGGTCGCGGGATGTACGACCCCCAAATAAATCGGGCAATTAGCCTGGTCGAGGGCAAAGAGGTTGATATGGATTGGGGCTGCGTCGGTATGACCTTTGCCGAGTTTGCCAGGTCCCACCCGGTCGGCCGCTTCGTGATCTCCAAGCGCGGCCACATGGTGGCCCTGGTCGATGGGATCTACCACGACATGGCGCTCAGCATTTGCGGCCCCAAGTCCAAGGTGCGGAAATTCTACCGCTTCGGAGAGCGGGCCCCAATGCCCGAGCCGGTCGAGATCGAGGTACCTGCTGCGCCGGAAGTTGAGAGCAGCCCAGTCATCTACATGGAACAGATGTCTTTCGGGTTTAGACCCTCGCTGTGAACCCCGGGGCTCCGGCCCCTTTTTAAGGAGAAGCACAAATGAAAGTCGGAAAGTCTTATTGGGCAGTCAGTATCAGCAACGAAACTGCCCGCACCTCGATGCCGAAAAAAGAATATCTGGAAATGCAAAAAGCCTTGCGGTCTAAGGCGTCCAGCATCCTCAACAATCGGTTTGAATACAAAACCCAAAAAGAAGCAGTTGCGGCACAAAAGAAATTGCCCAACGAATTGCAATCATGGGTTCAGGTTCGGGAGTCTTTCCCAGTCAGCCTGGGTCTTGGCTGGATTTAACCAACGGGGCTCCGGCCCTTTTTCAAGGAGAACGAAAAATGGCTTACTTCAAACCCCAAGGTTTTGCCCTAGTGAATGGCGAGTGGGAGCGGGTCCAGGACCCGGCGGAATTTGCCGACATCCTCACCCCCTACAACGCCCAGCGCTACGCCGAGACAACCGACAAGCTCTGCCTCTGCTCCGACCTCACCGGGTACGGCGTCGACTCAGCCATCGTGGTCAGGTTCGAGGACCAGCTCGAGGCCCTGGCCATCGAGCTCGGCTACATGGTTGCACGATGATGTTGCAATGGTTGCAAAGGTGTGCTCTAATTAAAGCGTAGTGAACGATTCATAAACAAAAGGAGAACGAAGATGGGAATGTTAGTCAGTGTCTACAGGGCTGCGGGTCGCGGAGACTGCACCAACAGCGGGGCCTCGAGCTCTGCTGATTTCCTCTGTGTCGTCAATGTCGAGGGGCCTTACGAGCCCAGCGCTGATTGGCCGGCCTTCGAAATAGATATGCGCGGTTCGATGCCGGTCCTGGTGCCTGTGATTGGCGCGGGCCGCGGGTATATCGGCCCGATGTTCGGCGGAAACTACGCCGCCTCGAGCGACTCGCGTTTTCGCGAGGCGACGGCCCCTTACTACGGCGCGCTGCCAATCTTCGACCGCTTCGAGGGCGTCGAAGAGTACGCCGCCAATTTTGACTAAGGAGCACAAAGTGAGCGTTAAATTTTCAGAGATAAAAATATCCGGCAGGACTTTCCGGCGGTATGAGTTTGAGACTCTGGAAGAGCTCGAGGAATTTTTTATTCACCATGTTGCAACGGCCGAGGGCAAGCTCTCGAGCAAAGTGATCGGCAATGTTCTGCTGGTTTGGGATCGCCAAGTATGAAGATCCGCGTGCTGCGTCGCGCCGCTTTCCCCCAGGACGGGATGAGACCTGAGACTGCGATCCTCTTGGCCGGTGTCAATAGCCTGGACTTCGCAGTGTTTACCGAGGTGGACTGCGCGCTGCGCAATGGCTACTACAGCCGCGACTTCGAGCTGTGTGTCGCGGAGTACGAGCTGCGCAAAAGAACGACCGCCAATCCTGGCGAGAAACCAATCGAAACAATTTTTAGGAGAACCGCGAAATGAAAGCAATCGCTTATTACCGCGTATCGACCAAGCGCCAGGGCGAGTCCGGTCTTGGCCTTGAGTCGCAGCAGGTGCAGGTCCAGGCGTACCTGGCAGGATCATCCTATGAGCTTGCCGGCGAGTACATTGAGGTCGAGAGCGGACGCAAGACAGACAAGAAGCGCCCGCAGCTGCGAGCAGCCCTGGCGCAATGCGAGGCCAGCGGCGCAGTCCTAGTGATCGCAAAGCTTGACCGATTGACCCGTAACCTGGCTTTCCTCACCACTCTGCTCGAGCGCAAGGTGAGCCTGGTGGCCCTCGATGTTCCACAGATGCAGGACCCGGCAATGAATCGATTCATGCTGCAGCTCATGGCTAACCTGGCCGAGCTCGAGCGCGAGAAGATTTCGCAGCGTACCTGCGCAGCGCTCGGGGCAGTGCGTGCCCGCGGCCAGGCGCTCGGCTCTCCGGTACCGGAGAAGGGAGCAGCGGCCGGTGGCCAGGCGACCGCCCAGGCAGCTCGCGAGTTTGCCCAGGATGTCAAGCCCGTGATCGAAGAGCTGCGCGAGTATGGCTGCAAGACACTAGCCAAGATTGCCCAGGGCTTGACAGCTCGCGGCGTGAAAACCTTCCGCGGCGCAAGCGCCTGGTCGGCGAGCTCAGTGCGCAATGTCCTGATGAATTGCGAGGTGGCCGCATGAGAGAGCATAGGGATCTGATCGCGATGGCCGTGGCCGGGTTTCTCTCCGGCGTGATGTTGACGGCCCTTTTAATGATGGGCGTTGCCGAGAGGATTGCATCGGAAAAGCTTAACTATGAGGAAATCACCAAAGCCTACAACCTCGGCAAGAGGGACGCGCTTTCTCTTCGCCCTGCAAGTTGGGATCTTGAGATGAGCTGCGCCTCGCTTTGGGCTTCAAAGCTTCCACACAAACCGGAGGATCACTAATGAATAAATTCAACAAGCTTTTACTTGAGGGCCTGGCCGTGGTCTTTGTTAGCTTGATCGGTGCAGTGATGCTGGTCGAATGGTTCGCCGGCTGTGGCGAGACTTATATCGCCGCAGATGGCAAGCGCTATCCAAACGAATGCGTTTTTTTAGGGAAGTGAAAATGGAATTTCACCGAGTAGCAGAAGCAGCAAAGAGTGCCGGTTTCATCATTGACCGGATCAACCCTGGCGCGATTGTCGAAATGCTTTACGAATTTGCGGTGATCGTGCGCCAGCCACTAGAGAAAGAGATCGAGCTGCTTCGCTACGAAGTGGCCAGTCTCAAGCAGAAACTAAAGGAGCAGCAAAATGGTCGGTAAAGTAACAAACGATGTTCTACCCAGCGGTTCGCGTCTGCCCGGAATCTTCGGCGTGTCGCCCTTCAAGACACCGAATGACGAGCTCGCCTACTCAATCAACGCGGCGCAAGGCAAGCCCCGCCCACCATTCAAAGCTGAAGCAGCTGATTGGGGTAACGCGCTGGAGACGACGATTATCCAGGAAGCGGCCAAGCGAATCGGCTTGGAGATTCAAGAGCTGCAGGTCGAGTACGCCATGGGCTACCAGGTCAACAGCAAAGACATCTTGCAAGTGTCGCTCGACTCGATCCTGGTCGGCGATGGGCGCGAGCTCTACAGTGACTCCGAGCTCGGGATCTATGTCATCGGCGACGAGCCCCTGGTCCTGGACGGGCCAGGCGCGTGCGAGTCCAAGCTTACGAGCTCGATGCCCGAGGATGTCCCGGCCGAGTACCGCGGCCCGATCCAGCTGCAGGCGCAAATGCTCTGCAGCGGGTTTAAATGGGGAGTAATCGCCACCCTCTTCCGCGGCGTCGAGCTGCGCCTGTTCTTCTACAAAGAGGACCCGGATGCGCAGGCCAGGATTATTGAGAAGTGCCAAGACTTTATTCGCAGAGTCGAAGAGGGCGATTGGTACCCCGCGCTTTCACCAGCCGACGCCGTGACGGCCTACCCGGCCACGGATGATAGCTCAGCACCAGTCGATCTCACGACCCGCGCTGAAGGCGATTTCGTGCGTCGCATAGTGGAGATCAAGGCGCAGACTGCTATGCTCGAGGAAGAGAAGGACCAGCTGCAGGCAAAGATCATGGATCAGATGGCCATGAGCGAGCTCGCGTATGTGAAGGACCAGGACGGCCGGGTGCTCTATGAGGTGAAGTGGTCGATGCGTAACTACAAGGCGCAGCCTGCGAAGATGACCGAGGCCAAGCCGGCCAGGATGGAGCGCAGCAAAACTCTTACGATCAAAGAGGCGAAAGGATGAAGCTCTCTCCCACCCCGGCGCAGAAGAAGCTCTATGACTACCTGGTAGCGTATTACGACAAACATGGTTTCTATCCGAGCCAGCGGGAAATCTGCAGGGAGTTTGGCTGGAAGTCTGTGGCGAATTGCCACGCTATGTTGCACCGCCTAGAGCGCCGCGGCTTGGTCAAGATTTATCCTTACTTGACCCGCGGCTTGGAGATTGTGAGATAATAACCAGGCGCTACCAGCAGCCGGTAGCGTAGTCTCCTTGAGTCTCCTTCGGCTCTTCCCCCGGCCTCAGTGCCGGGGATTTTTTTACCCTTTCTTTTTCTTTTTGGCGCCGGCCTCGCTCATGGCGATGGCTACCGCCTGCTTGCGACTCATGACCTTTGCGCCGGATGAGCTCTTGAGCTTGCCGCCCTTGTACTCTTTCATGACGCGCTCGACTTTCATCATTTGCTTGCCTGTCATTGGCATGGTTATTACCTCCTAGAATTGGTTAAGCTGGAGTCGCAGCTCGCGATAACAGAAACCCAAAAAGGGATTCGGTTATGAACACAACGCGAGCTGCACCTACTTCTTGGTGGCTGCGGCGCGAATGTTGTCGATCATGTTCGGGTACGGCCGGCCAGCTTTCTTGGCCATTGCGCGAGCTGCTTTCTTTTGCGAGTCGCTCAGCTTCTTAGACTTGCCCAGGGATTTTGGGCGCTTCTTCTCCCACACTGGTTTTTCCATTTAGGCCACCAATCCATGAAGGTACACAGTCTTTCCATCTTTTTTCGTAGCGGTCAGGACTTCTTTTTTATTGTCCTCCGCGACATACGATACATGGACCCAACCCGAGTCGGGAATGCCTGGCGTGTAAAACTCCAAGATGAGCTGCCGAAATTCTAGGTTGTCCTTGATCCACTGCGCGAGCTCCGCATTCGCGACGCCAGGTATCTCAATGTCCGCGGCCTGGCCTCGGCAGTGGTCTGATGTCTTGGACCCACCCACCTTTGCGTTTACCTCCGGGTGGCGAAAGCCCGAGTTAACCTTGACCCCCTTGCCAAAGTGATCTCGCACCGGCTGCAGGACCTTCTCGGCCAGCAGCTCTAGCGCCGCAATCTCTTCCTCGCCTGGCTGGTTTGGGATGTCATGCCTTAGTGCCGTCTCGGATTTAATGAGCTCTTCGAGCGTGAAATTTTTGGTCAAGTTCATTTATCGCCTTTCGATTTCATGTTCATGATTTTTTCAATCGTGCGGCCACCGAAGTAAAAGCTCATGATGAGCATTCCCCACTGGCCGAGCAGCTCGACATAGGGCCCGTTAACCTCCAGGTCCCAGGCGCTCATGAATCCGAAGATCGTGTAGATCAACAGAATAAAGATCAGCGTCATGGGCCGGATGTTCTTCGAGAGCCAGCTGTCGGATTTCATGTCCGCCTCGAGGCGCTTGGTGAGCTCCTGCGCCTCGATGTTGTCGGCATTGAGCTCAGCCAGGCGCCCCTCTTGCTCGACGCGCTTGAGCTCGGCCATGGCTTTTGCTTTGGCCTCGGGGTCCGGCAGCACCTTATCGAGGACCTTCTCCCCGATACTCATGATTGCGGTCAATGGAATCATTCTGCTGCCTCTTTCTTGGCCAGGTTGGCTGCGGCGTAGGCACCCTTGCGGCCAACGATTCCGCCGACGGCTCCAATGCAAAGCAGCATTATGTCTTTCATGATGCCGAGGAAAGCTTCATCGATTGGGGCGATGGCGTTCATATCCTGCTCAACAAAAATGACCGCCCCCAAAATGCAGATGACCGAGATCAATAGAATGCCGGCCAGGACCAGGACAATCGTAGCCCATACCCGTACCTCGATCTCTTCAGTGGTTAACTCTTTGAACATTTATTAGCTCCTAAATTCAATGACCATCGAAACCAACATCCAAATAACCCAGGCACCCACCGCGATGATTGTGCTGCCACCACCCCATAGGATGATCCGATCCCAAAACTCCGCTTGCATTCTTTCCTGCTCTTGTTTGCGCATGATGCGCTCTGCTCGGATCTTACGGCGCATCTCGCAAAACTTGGAGTAACCATCCATCCCTCCAAAGCCATGCTCTAAATTGCAGAAAGCCCCATACAGAAACTCATGTCGGATGTCCGCCTCGATTTGACGAATCTTATGTTCCGCCTCAAAGGCATTGAATGCGTTGGCTGTATCGTTACCATCTTCGGTGTCGCCAAAGAGCTTGGGCTTTTTAGGCGTGTTCTTCTCTTTCTGAATCGCCTGCTCGAGCTGGTCTGCGACGCCGCAATATTTCGAGAGCTGCCCGAATACGCCTTCAGCTTCTTGGGCAAACTCAGAAGCTTTTTTGATTCCCGACCATATTGCACTGGCTGTGGCCAGCAGTGTGATCGGGTCCACCTACCCCACCCGTACCACTAGAGTGGCCAAAAGGCCGATGATGAAAGCAGCCGATCCCATAAGGATCGTCTCGATTCTTTTAAGCCTGGCATTGATCGACTCATATCGCAGCTCACAAACCGCTTCATGTTTCTCAATGCGCACCATCGCTTCATCCATCACTGCCCCTCATCTGCTGGTTTTGGTCGATTGCCGCAGTCCACCAATTACTCCTGTTCGGGTGGTAAAGGCTCGTTACCCTCTGCAAGCCACTTAGCAAACTCAACGGCATCTGTGTTGGCGGGGTCGAAGGGGCGGCGTATCACGGCAGTCCTCTCACAAACTCTTTAGCCGCATCGGCAGACATCACCACGCCATCAGCGTCTTGTAACTCTGCGCCTTCTAATACTTCTTTCTTGAAGTTTGCGTAGTCGGTGTTGTCTGGATTAAACGGAATTGAAGTGTGATTGTCTAAAGTCACACCACTTGGACCCGTTCCTAAAGGATTATTAAAAATTTTGTACATTTTATAACTCTATCGCTGCTTGAATAAAATCAGTTGATGCGCCAGCAGGATAACCTACTGCACCCCTTCCAACACTTCCTCCGCCGCCGCTTCCGGTAAAATCTATTAACGCTCCAGTTAATCCTGGTAATACAGAAATAGATGTAACGGCAAGATTAATACCGTCATAGGAATAAATAGTCCCTCCGTAAGTAATTGTGGGGGCTGATCGCATAGATGCTGGAAATGAAATCCAATGCCTTGCTGAAGTTGTAGTAGTAGTTAAACCAGAAGAAAAACAAGCAAATGATCCATCACTACCTTTTATTTTCCAAAAATATCTCTGACAAAGGAACAGTTCACGACCATAGTCCCTGCGCTCAAACGGTGTAGCGGTGCTACCGACTTCTAGTTGGACTCCGGTGATGTAGAAGGTGGCTCCGTTGGTAGATACTAAATTAGTACCACCTGTGGCTCCAATTAAATTGGAACCCGCCCAAGCACCAGCCGTTCCGTTATATGTTGCAGCCGCTCCAAAACTAAAACATATTGTTAAACTGTTAGAATTGTCCGTTGCCCATGTGCCACTTGTGTCGCCAGCAACAGTTACGGTTTTATATTCGTATGTATTTGCGGCATTGACTGTGTAAGTAAACGGATATGAACGATTTGCCCCAGCAATCAAATTTCTAAGGGCTCCTCCAAATGTGCCTGTAAGGCTAGACCGAACCCAAAATGAAAGAGTTACAGTTTTAGCCCCAGCGGCTCCCCATCCAAGGTCTGCAACATTAAATCCCTCAATGCCTTGCATTAAATAATAAAAGTCATTTGTGTTAACTGTTGTTGCCGCAGATGATGTAATTAACAGGCTATTAGTAAATCCTGACGGTGCGGTAGTGCTTCTTTGTGCTGTAAATTTAGATGTTACTGAACCATTGATATTCCATCTATCTACGCAGTAACCAGGCACAACCAATTGAGTAACACTCGCACCAGCATTACGCTGGTCAATCCTCATGTCACCATTGATGATGCGGTTGCGGAAGCCTTGCAGACTATCCGCTGTCGGGGTCATGCTATTGATGGTGGCGGTGTTACCCCCGTTGGCATCGGTTACTGAGTTAACGGCTAGTATGCTCATTTTGGAAACCTCTCTTTGATTTTAGCCACCTTTGCTTGCCAGTCTTCCATCGTGGCTTCACCTCGTTGTGCTTTGAAGAATAGCGGGTCTGCTTCGGATATGTATGCGGCTCGTCTGTTCTCTGTCGCAATACGGGCTGGCTCCAATGCAGTCAGTCGTGCCACCTCTGCTTCAATCTCAGCGTCAGAGGGTTGCGATTGGTTGGCATCAAGCCACTCTAGTTCATCACCACGGAGAACCCACTCAGCACCGGGGCGCAGGGATAAGAGAGCGTTTCCTTTTATGTTCATCCTGCAATCTCCATTGCAATAATCGTGGTTATAGAACTTGACACTGAATAAAAACAATTGTCACTTCCGCTTGTTCTTGCTACTTGCAGACGATAAGTTATAGCAGAGGTTGTATTCGGTGAATCCAAGATATTTAATGAAGAAGTCATTTGCCCCGCACCGCCACCATAGTTAGAACTTCTTACCCACTCTGCAAAAGTTGCTATTGCAGTTGAGTCTCTGGCTACTCTTAACCCTGCGGTTGTGGTTGACCCATTTGCCTGACCCAAAATAGAAGTGATTATCAAAACTTTATTAGACGCACTAGACGGAGTAATGCTAACAGTTAGTGCATCCACATACGATGCAGAAGTAAAAAGCGTTTCTGTTGCGACAGTATTTTGCACCACCTGCAACACATTCCCAGCACGATTCAATCTGTCGATAACACCAGACGCATCAGGCAAGTCTAGTGTGCGGTCTGTCGAACTATTGGGCGAGGCTAGGGTGAAAGTACCTGTGCCCGAATTATTTCCGCTGAGGGCTATTTTTGACAAGATATTCTCCTTAACAAGCCATCAGCACACACGGAACGCAATAAGACCCGTCATCGTATGTGCAAGTTACATGGGTGGAAGTGACCTTTGCAATCGTCTTAGACCGCACAATATCGTCACCCTGCGGCATAGCAGTGCCGTCACCAGCAGACATCAGCAAATCACCACGGGCTACTGTTACGCCTTGAGCGATTCGGATAATCATGTCACCAGTCATCGCCATGTTGATCTCGTCTACTTGGTGCGCCTTGTCATAATCCCAGTTGACAAACACACCAGCGACATTGGCATCGCCCTCAACATCAGAAACCTTGACCTTATTTAACTGCTCGTTCTCGCTGACAGAGGTTTCTTGCTTAATATCACCGACCGCAACAGTTGGGTTGCCTTCCTCGTCTACGGGCAGTTCGTCATCCTCAGTCCAGTAGAGAGTTGGCTTGATATAAACATTCATCTCATCAAGGTTAGATAACACCGTGCCTTTGAGCAAGTCAGGCTTGGTAAGCATCTGCGCCCAGCGAGATAAGTGTCCTCCGTTGTATGAGACTGTTGAGCCTGATACGGAGATGGTGCCTTCTTGTACGGTTGCTTGGTAAAAGTCAATTAAAACGCCATCATTAGTTAATCTGTTGATTAAAAGCACCTCACTAGCATCCACAGTCATTTGATTTATGGTGGGTGCTAAATTTGTGCCAGCAGTTCCTAAAGCAGTTATAGTTTTTCCCACCAACAAAGTACCACCGCTGGTGATACGGGCACGCTCTGTTGGCGCACTTCCCTCTGCCGCATTATTTGTAGTAGTTCCAAATGCAAGTGCATATCCGCCTACTGATATGTCTCGTATGGCTTGAATTCTTGCGCCAAAACTATAATCACCATTGTTTCCAGTAAAGTCTAATGTTGGTGTATTTACGCCCCCAGACAAACTTCCTTGAATAGAAATTGTTGTTGTTGTGGCTGAAGAAAAAGCGTGAAGCCTTGTTTGTGGATTACTCGTACCAATCCCCACATTACCGCTTGAATTAATCCGCATTGCCTCTGCACCACCTTCAGCAAATGCAATAGTGTCAGCAGCAGGGAAGAAGATGCCTGTGTTGGTATCTCCATCGTTAGTAATCGCTGGAGTAGAAGCAGAGCCATCAGGTGCGACTATGACACCGCTACTGTTAATACCATTGGTTCCGTCTAAAGTAATAGCCATATCAGATCACCATCCATCTTGCGCCAGTCGACACAGTCACAGTCACCCCCGAATTGATCGAGATTGGCCCTGTCGACATGGCGTTTTTAGTTGCAGGAATTGTGTAGTTTGCAGTCACAGTCTGGTCGTTCTCAATGAATACTGCGTCAGATCCGCCACCAGTAGCACCACCACCGACCGCACCCCAGGCAGACCCGTTAT